ACCACAATTATTCCTGTATCGCTTAATGTTCTAAAAGCTAAATCTAGATCATGTTGTACGCCCTTTGTACTATGATCTCCGTCAACATGAAAAAAATCAACGTTATCGATTTCTAACTCATCAACTTTCTGAGTATCAAGTTCTAAAATCTCTGCATCATAATCAGCAATTATCTTCTCTGCCCACTTCTTAAAAGAGCCGTCTTGACCACCCTGACCACCATGCTTTCCATTGTTCGCATCAAAACCAATATATTTAGCATTCGGGCAAGCCTGTAGAAAAGCCCATGCAGAATACCCAGCCCTCACACCAATCTCTGCTATCTTTTTAGGATTTTGTTGCTTACAGAGGTCGTATTTTACTTTATAATATTCTTTATATTGCTTAATTCTCTTCTTAGTAGCTGTTGGGTCTTTTGGGTATACAATCGACTCTTTAAATTCAAACATTTAATTTCTCCAAGAGATTGACTAATTTATTCATATTTTCTTGTCTATTACCTATCTGCAATATTCTTCTTCTCGCATTCTTACCTAATTCAATCATTTTATTTTTGTTCTCGATTAGTTCCCCAATTTTGCTTATAAAGTCATTAATATTGTTATCAGAAACCAATCCAGTTTTCTCATGTATCAAATAATCTTGCATTCCACTTAATTTAGCATTCGTACCAACAACAGGACATTCTGTTATCATTGCCTCTGCGGGAGGCATGTGCAGACCCTCAGATTCAGTTGGTGCGATCCAAATACTTACGCCGTTATAGAAGTTATTCTTCGTCTTGGCATCTGGTTTTTGTACATACATATCAATTAGTTTATTCGCAGGGTTCTTTTCTGAACCAAACAACCATAACTTTATATCATAATCTTGCTTTAGTGTTCGAGAAGCATCAAGAATCCAATCAGTTCTTTTTCTTCTTCCATGAACGCCCTCTCTATACAACCCTCCCAAAACCACTTCTTTCTTTTCACTTCTTAAACTCAAAGGGTACAAATCTTCAAAATCATATCCAGGTCTGACTATATATGATTTAACCCCGTATTCTCTAAGTTTATCACGCATACATATACTGTTTACTAATTTAATTGTTGGTTTCTTCAAAACCTTATTAACAATCTGCTTTTCGTCCATCTGCCAAGTTTCCCATGCTCTAATCCAATGACATTTAATACCGCATCTATCAGGCAACTTGACAGTTGATGCTACAGATTTATAACCCGTTGATATGACAGCGTCGGCGCTAGGAATTTGTCTTTGAGTGCTTGGGTTTAAATACTTTGCTTTCAACTTATTCCATGTGTGAGCATTTCTACCAGTTCCGATTATGATAACCTCATGACCAAGATCTACAAGCACATTTGCAGACTTAACAACAGTAGCAGATCCACCATTGTCACCCAGCCCAACTTGTCTCAAATCAAACATTATACGCATTATTTTTTACCTTGGAGTTGTTGCACCTGTGTTTTAAGATTAGTTATTCTTTCTTGTTTTTCCTCGTTGTCTTTTTGTAAAGATACAACCTTAGCTTTTAAAACAGTAACATCATTTTCATCTACATCTGCGCCCAACATAGTAAAACCAGAAACTAAATCGTTCAACTTTCCCTCAGTAGAATCAACTCTCATTTGAAGTCCTCTTATTTCACTAACCATTTCATCAAGCATTTCCATCATCTGAGTCAGCGGCAGATTACCACCATAAGCACCTGAGTAGTGGTATTCTAACATAGCTCTTTTCAATTTATCAATCAAAGGCATCCTTTTATTTAAGAATTCGTTTGGCATTATTTACTCTCCTTCTTATTCAGAATTTCTCTCATTTTATCAAAAGCCACTTTCGGATTCAAATCATATTTTGGATTTGTAATAAATGTGACAGGGGTATTTTTCACATTGTAAGTCTTTGTGTGATATACCTTCTCATGACCAAATTCTAATGCTTCTACCCCATGTAGCAAAGATAAATTTGGTATCGCACTTTGCGACCCGAAAGTAAAAAAAGCTCTTTCAAGAACTACCAACAATAGACCAACCAGAGAAGATTTCTCACCTAGTGTGATATTATTTATATCATAAAATCTTTTCTTCTCATCTGGAATGTACTCGCCCTTCTTACCACATACAACAAAATTATATTTCTTCATCAAATCACTATCAGCAACCATGTTATAGAATTCTGGCCATTTATTCCAGTTTCTCTGAAACCCGTTACGATAACGCGGAGCAAGGACAATAATCTTCTTATCAGTTGGAATATAAGAATCAATTAACTTATAATTTTCAATTCTCGGGCTATATTCAAATAACATACTATTTCTAGCAAACTGATTTTTGTTATCAAATTTACCTCTACCAAGAAGTGGATACACATGCTTGATAATATTAAATCGTTTACTATATTTTTCTTTAAATCTATCTACCAGATTTGTATAATCTTCGCTCTTCAAACCTCTTAAAGTAAAGCAGTCTGGCCGAAGTGTATCATAATCTCCTGATATTCTTAGAGGAACAAGAACATCAGCAAATGTCCCATATAAATCAAACCTTTCTTCTCTTGTCAATACTATATACTTTATGCTTCGCTTTATATTCTTCTCTTTTTTTGCCATAAAAGGTAGAAGAGGGGCAAACCTACCAGCCTCCCAAAAAAATTCTCCAACAAATGGTCCCATTAGAACAGCCTTATCCATAATTACCAATCCTTGAGTAATCGCTCATCATTAATAATTTTCTTATAAAACTCATCAAACGGTAAAGACTCAATATCATCTTCTTGTTTTGCAAACTGAATAATCTTATTTTTATGTTCATCTGGTTTACCACGATTTTTTGCAAGTCGATTGCAAACAGATCCTGCAATATTACCACAATGAACACCAAGTTTACTCTGCAAACCCATTATATAACTCTTACCGCCAGACTTTTCTTGAAGGAGTCTCCAATACATTTGATCGTGCTGCTTATCCTGCCCAACTAATCGCTTTAAATCAAGATAACCAACATCTCTAAAGAAATTTGGTCTAACACTCCACAATCCTGATCCTCCAAGACTACCAACCACAGCTTTTAGATCATCATCAATCTGATATCTCTCAGTGATACTCTTTATTCCTCCAGGTCTCTGACCAATTACTTTGATATAGTTCAGTTTATTATCTCTTACATATTTCCATGCCTTACTTAACTTTTTATCCCAAGCAGCAGTCATTATAATATCGTTATCAATAAGAAGTATAAACGCACATCTGGACTTATTCGGATCTTGTTCGTGTTGAAGACCAAACATATTCCATGCTGTCGCTTTTGAAAATGCGTTGAAAGTTGTTGTGGGAGTAGTAAAACAAACTTGGTCAACAACACCTTTTTCAAACATATCTTGAAAATATTCAAAATGTTCTTTCAGTCTATAAGATGTCCCATTATTATAGACATATATTTCGTGAGGTATTGTAGAATTCCTTCTTAAAGCTTCAATACATTTTTTTGTAATTGCGAGACGGTTTCTTACAGAAATAAATATCTTGATCATTTTATAAGTTTCTCCAGTCGATCCATAGACTCGGAAATATCAATATTATCATAACAAGGGCTGTAAGTATCTACACCTGCATGTGGGCATGATTTATGACCGTGAATGAAACATGGAGCACAGTGTCTCTTTGCATCAACCCAATCAGCATTAGGATAAGTCTTCAAACGAATAAAACCGGGGAATGGACCATATATCCCATAACAAGGAACGCCAAGCGACGCAGCAATGTGATTAAGAGCAGAGTCAGTCGCAATCACACATTTTGAAAGCTTAGTCAGAGCAATTGTATAATCAAGAGATTTTGAATGGTGAGCAAAGTTATAGGTTTTCTCTTTCGCTTCTGTTTTCAAAATTTTCATAAATTCATCAACATTTTCTGCTTGTTTTGGCGTATCAGTTATAACAACATTATGACCTCTACTGGTGAGTTCTTGAATAATGTTTGCCCAGAATTGAGGTCTTGGGGTTCGAATTGGTGAGCTTGCTCGAAGTTGAAGTACAATAAAATCTTCAATTCCCCACTTCTCAAGCTGATCTTTTACATCTTTCACTCTTTCGGGTTTAGCTTCTTGTTTTGGGACTAACTTTTCATCCGGCAAATTCAACCCCAACCACTTTGAAAACAAGTTATATGAGTTCTCCGTCTCAGCTTGTCTACATCTCTCAATCACACCTTCAAATAGCGCATGATAATCGGCTTGGGTGAGATACTTCAACGAGTAGGGGAGATCAAGAAGATTGTCTATACAATCCCAAGTCTCAACCATTGCCTGATACTGCGGTCCACACGCAAAGTTGATTGTACAGTCTGGATATTTTTCTTTCAGGTAGATTAGGTTTGGTTGAATGAACAGAAGGTCTCCGATACCACCCGTTCTAAATACAAGAAGTGTTTTTCCGTTTAGGTTTTGACCAGTATAAGGTCTAAAGAGATTTTTGAATTTAATAGTGGAGGGTTTGAGTAATTTATTCTTCATAGTCTCGTCATATTGGAGTTGTTGAAATACACCCAAACCCATAACATATTTTGCCTTCTTCTTTAACGTTTGAACTTTAAAGAAGTTTTGAATAAAACTAAAAGTTCTAGCGGCTTCAGCGACAATAATATTAGGCGGGGATTCTCTTAAGTCAGAAAGTTTATCAACCTTTCTCAGACCACGATCACCAATTCCAAGTTCTCTCAATTTCGCAGCGGACACAGGTTTGAATTTTCTCTGCAAAGCATCCTCGTGCCATAGACTCGTTTCCTCGTTCTGCATGTTGTCGATATTCAAATCTAGAGCCATGATTCACCAAGTTTCCTTTCTCTCTTAGTCGTTTTCTTTCTTCCAATGTTTGTCTACCTTATTGAAAAATTCTTTTTTCTTCTCATCGCTCAGATCACCAATTGAAGTAATACCATGCTTTTTCATCATTGCTCTGAAAAAAGCTTGATATCCTTCTTTTGTATCTGGATAGTCTTTTCCATGAACCTCATGAACGATATCCATTTTTCTATCAATATGAAATTCAAGATATTGATCAAAAGCTTCTGACATTTCATCTTCAATCTTTTGCATATGTTCTTCAGCGTCTTCTTCTGGTACATGACCAATCGTATTTTTAAGTTTTTGTTCCTTCCAATCCATTTCTTCTCCCCCTTTGGGTGTTGGACTCGTACTGCCCCTAGCAAGACGATTTGATATCGGATGGTCATATGGGCGACCAGGACCTACTTGCGGTATAGTTGATCCCATATGGGCAGGCTTTCCGATTTTTCCAATTAATTCTATAAGTCGCTTCATGATCCTCTTCTTTCTTTCTGGAAAGTCTGCAAACCCAAACGTCTCCTTGATATCAAATGCTTCAGGAGAGTCAGTGTCTTCAACGCGCTTTTCAAGTTTATCTATAGCTTTCTTAAACTTATCAAGACCTAATCTACGATTCATTTTCGTATTCACCATACCCCGACGCCCACGGTAATCACCACCAATATTCTTAATATATAAATCAAACATTGTTGGTTGATTACCGTGACGCAGGTCGTTTAGGTCTTCTTCGTCAACTTCTTTACCGAGCGTGTTGATTAAATCCCACCAAAGTTTATTCCTGAAGTACTTTTTGGTATCTTCGTCAGTATCAATATAGTCCATGATTAAAGTTTAGCCATCTGAGCTTTTGCTTTTTGAACTTTAGCTTGAATTCTACCTTTACATTTATCAGGATTTTTTGCACTTGAACACTGAGCCATACCTTTCTGAAGAGCGTTGATTTTTGCTTGTTGTGCTGTTTTGCGATATTTAGACAAACAAGCACTACGATCTGCTGCACCCTTACAAGCTTTGGCTGCCTGTGAGAAAAATCTCTGATATGCCTTGATGCCTGCTGCGGCTGCTGCGGCTGCTACTGCTACAGCGGCTACTGCTTTTCCACCAGGAGATGTGGCAAGTGCTTTTGCGCCTTTACCAACCTGTTTGGCGGCATCAGCAGTTTTTCGGGCAGCACCTCTTGCCTGATGTGGAAGGCTCTTTTTTAAACCACGAGCTTTTGCTTGCACATCAAACTTTGCAGCTCCCATTTTTTCACCTGCTTTACTTGATAACTTCCCCAATTTTTCGCCAGCGGTTTTTGCCGCACCTCTAAATTTGTGTGGAACACTCTTTTTGAGGCCACGGGCTCTCTTCTGAGTGTCAAACGCCACGTCTTTTAATGAAACTTCTGTCAGAAGCGTATCAATATTTTCATCGCTGATAAACTCCACTAGTGGTTCAACGTAATTGACCACGGTGTTAATTTCACTCTCAGTTAGGCTTTCCGCAAAATCGCCTTTAACGAGAACGGTTAGAAGTTCATTCTCATCAGCTTCTTTGATGTAAGCAAACAGAGTAGAGCGATCTTCAGGATCAACATCGTGTTCGTTAATGTAACATGCTGTAAAGAGTCTTAGATCATTTAAATTCATCTTTAATTCCTCCATGTTTCTTCCGCGATTTTATTCGCGTATATGTAATAAATTATTTCCTCACATCTGCCATCGTCTTGACGAGAAGACCGTTTGCTACAGCAGTGAGTGGATTCTTTGCACTACGGATTTCAGAAACTTCAAAAGGAAGATCATAACCCGAAAGTACAGTTTTGAATAAATTGATAAAACCTTTGGGCATACTTGTCCCGCCCGATACCACGATTGGGATTGGATCTTCAATCTCGACGTCCACATGATCTGAAAATTCCTTGATAATCTTTTTTACGGTATAATTTATCAAAGCATCATGATAATGATAGAGCGCTTGAAGAATTATCTTTTTCTTTTTATTTTGTTCCGTTGAAGCGAGAGGATCGTTAAGATCCAATGAACCCTCCTTTACGCTCGTCACTCGATTCTGCACAACACCACAAGATTCAGCAGCATTACTATCAATCCAATCACCAGCTCTAGCGGTAGAGAACTTTAGAGCTTCAATTCCTTTATATGCAATTGCACAATTATGAACAAAAATCCCATTATCTATAGCAAAATTGTGATATTTATCCACAGTTAAATCATAAACATCTCTATGAATATTCAATTTTTCAACTTTTACAACTTTATGATTAAGAGGGGGTTTAGTATGTTGATTCTTAATACCCTCTTTAAAATGATTTAAATATTCTTCACCCTTCAGACCTTTATTCCAAGGAACACATCCTTTTTTAAATGTTCCTGAATTAACTGTTTCTTTTCTGTGCAACCACGGTTTCTGCTCTGAACATTGTTTTGACAATTCATTTCTTCTTTTCTCTATTTCTATATCATTATTCATAATTTCTTCATATTTTAACCCTTTTTTCTTCAACGACATTTTCTCTTTTATTAGACCACTTTTATCTTCAAAAATTTCATCAAATGTTTTTCCAAGTCTTTGTTCTTTTATAGTATTTCCCGATGTACTTTTCAAAACACCTTCAGATATACTTTTTGATATTTCAGCGGCTCGTTCAGTTCCGTATATTTCCTCATTCGTCTTACCCAATCTTTGTTCTTTTATAACTTTTGCTGCTGCTTTTCCACCGATACTTGATATTTCTCTATGAAATTCACAATGTTCTTGTTTAGAAAGTTGAATTAAATTTTCGGGAGTGTTATCAATTTTATTAAAATTTTTATGGTGGATAACAAACCCTTTTTTTCTATTTATACCCAACTCTTCTCTTGCAACCATTGAATGAATTGTTTCCCAATACCGATGTTTATTGTTATAATAAGATAAATATTCCGGCATTTCATTCCATTTCCCAACTTCAGTATATAATGGCATTAAACTATCGTTCTCTTTTAATTCACCAGCTTTAATATAATCACCATTTCTTTTCATTATTAAATGATCTTCAGTGCAATCAAAATATGTATCATTATCAAGATGAATTCTAACTATTTCTCTAGTTCCAGTTTTTCTCGGTGAATGTGCTAAACCGGGAACAATTTTCCCATCGTCTTTACAAGAATAAACCCAAAATTTTTCTCCATTATAATTATCAGTTAATTCTTTTATTGTTTTTATTTCTCCATTTAACAGAGGGATTTTTGTTTCACCAGTTAAACAATTTGCCATTCCAGCACCGAAGCTAATTCCAATACCGCTAAATTTCTCTTTTGCACATTCAGAAAAGATAATCGCCATAGCTTCATTTACAGAAGTATGATTGATACCTAGACTGCTCAAAATCTGTCCGAATACGCGCTCGTGATATATCACAGATCTACCTTCGTCAATTGCTTCTGCTGGAACAGAATAAGAACAATATGCATCTTTATCCTTGACATCACCAATCAAATCTTTTAACATTAAAGTCAAAACATCAATAGCATAAATTTCCTTTGGTGATATCAAACCACTTTCCATCGGTCTAGCAACTTTTTGACCAAAAATGTTTGCAAAATTAAAAGCATCAGAACCAATTATAAAAAGCTCCCCGTCATCACTCTCAACATAGCTAATATCACTCAATTGAGATAGTGAAATTTCCTCTTTATCAATCGGTAGAAAAACATTTCGCGTTATATTAACCTTGTCTTGGTCTGACCTCGCACAGCATAAATGCATCGTTCCAACATCAAGACCAATGCATAAAGTAGATGTCTGTTTCTTTTTCTTTGGTGTTTCTTTATCATCATCGTCGATTAGTTCATGCAAACTTCCATCACTCACGTTTTCATCCTCCACGATTCTTTTTTGATAACCTTGACAATATATCTGCCGATTCATCGGCGCTATCATCTCTTTCCTCACTTCGAATTGATGAGCGCCCCTTCATAGTGGCACCTTCAACATCAACTTGAGGAATAAAAGAATCAAGCTCTTCAATATCTGGTTCGGTATTCTTCTCTCTAATCTTATCAACTGTTTGTATGCGAACTTCTCTTTCTTTAATCAATTCTGCAAGTAAATCCAATTTTCTATTTATTTGTTCCTCATTCTTGGGACTTTTATCCGGCTCACGTACAGCAAGCTTCTCAATCATTTTTTCAATTCTATCTAGTCGCTTGTTTGTTTCTTTACGATATGATTTCAATTGGTCGTTTGGTTTATCCGGTTTTGGGTAAAAATCCTCAGATTTATATATTTTTTGTTCTCCTGTGCGACTATCAGCGACAATTTCATAATTTTCAATGCCAGCCTTTTTCAAATAAGCCGCAACAAGAGGAATGCTCATTGAGGTTATATTGATATGAACTGGACTATTTACAGGGGGCATTCCAGGTATCTCTAGAAAATGCCCCTTCTCATGAACTTTTAGTATAATCATGTTTTATCCCTTCAAATAATCACCCACACTCTTTTTCTTTTCCCACATCTTGCAACTCCAAAATCTAGCTTTCCATTTTGGGCCTGGATTATCACAATTATGTCTAGCTCTAAAACTCTTCCTTCGCTCTGGGTCATCACGTTTGATCTCCATGTTTGGGTCTCCAAATTTTACAAGAACAACGTTTCCCTTATCATTCTTCACATACACTCCAAACTTTTTATTACCTCCAGAAATTCGAAATGGTTTATTTAAAGGCTTATTCTCTTTCTCTTCTTTTATTGGAACACAATTGGGTACTAATTTTCCTTTTTCTCTCTTCATACCAACCATTTCGTATCCTTTCCAACATGGGTTTTCTTCTTGCAAAAGATTTAGATATTCTTCAAGTTGATTATTTTTTGAAAATTTATTGTCTGGTATATTCATAATAGGTTTCTCCCGATTAAATGCTTTTGAAATTGTCTTCTTCTGATCTGGGTGAACAAGAAGCTCAGAAATACCAACCGCAGTTATCCATCGAAATGCTTGATGTTCATTTGAAAGTTTAACTTTCTGATTTGGATTCTTTAGAGTGCAGTAAAAATTATAACATATTGTCTTTCTCGTTCCTTGGTCTGCGATATACTCATATTTATCAATTATATAAACAGGTTCTACATCAAGGCCCGTTTCTTCCTTAATCTCTCTCTTACAACATTTAACCAAATCTTCTCCGATTGGTTTGTCGCATTTACCCCTCGGAAACTCCCAATGCCCGGGCCAATGGTCATTCTCATCTCTCTGTATTAACAACAACATCTTCTCAAAGTTATCTCCTTCTTTAACAATAACGCCAGCCGCTGCACTCACAACTCTCTTAATTTTATCACGATCCGCAATTAGGCTCATGGTCCCAACCTCTTATATACATATAATTCAAGAACCATTCTTGGTTGAAGATTTACAGTGTCCAACTTAATAGCTAGAATAGTCTTATTATTTTGTAAAATCCAGTGATCGCCATATTGTAATTCACCTGCGGGTCCGTTAACAATCAACGCAGATTTATCATCAATCGTTTCTGGAATGGTGATATTATAGGTGGCAGTAGAATCTTGAAGTTGAACAGAATCAACAATATGATAATATCTTGTATTGAAAATGTAATCATGCACAAGTTCTGTTTCACACGTTGAATCACCTGTAAAGGTTGAACCGTCTTCTTCCTCAAGCCCCCAATCAATCGTTGTCTTATACTGTATACGATTAACAGGTGGTTCATGCATTGGGTAAATTGAGTATACAGAACCATATTTAATATTGATATCAATTTTTTCTGCTAGATAGTCAGATTCAAGAACAAGATAAGCTGGTATTTCAATCTCATATTCAATTGATGCTGTTGCTCTCCAATCAGCAATGCTATCCGTTCCACCATAGCGATCACTGTTATCTCCCAGCCCTGTCAGCTTGTAAATTGGTTTTATCTCTGCTGGAAAGACAAGTTCATTTCTAGCAGTTGATCTAACCAAGTATTCATAAGCTCCATTATTCTCCCAATCCAGAGTATATGTTTTTCCCGTATAAGGATTTGTGTATCTAAAATTGATTAGTTCTTCAGGAAGGATAATAAATGAACTGAAGAACTTAGGATAAATCCAGCGATCAAGCCCACCAAAAACTTGTATCCACAACAATCGAATGTCACAATACTCGTAAAAACTTTCACATAATGCTAGAAGCTCAATTGTGCCTTTCATTCGAAGAAAACCAACATTAATGAGTGTGTTTTCGTCTTGGTAGATTGGATCAAATATATATTTGATAAAACCTGGCATTAAATTTGGGTGTCTCCATAAAAATCTACCCGCTGCCAGTGCATCAGCAACGTCAAGCTCACCAGACGGGTTCATTATCAGTGCAGGTCGATTTAATTTGTCAAGTTCCCTTCCTTCTAGTTCAGCTTGTTTTTGTAAGTATTCAACAGCTTTATCATAGGTAGCCACAACTTTCATATCAAATGGATATAAATAAGTACCAAAATAATCAAGTGTGGCTTTCAAGAAATCCGCATACACATTATTAATAAAACGGTACATGTAGCGATACGGATTTAGAGGTTCTGGATCACCCTGTGCCATTTAGCTTTCCTCTCAATCTAGTTTAATGATTTGATCGCTTCGATCAACAATTTGATAATGTCTTCTTGCTTTTCTATATTCCTCGTTATATTCATCTAGCATTTTCAGCGCAGACGTTGTTGAGATTTGTAAACCGCTTGTTCTCACGACCTTTTTCCTAAGTCTTTTTACGATATTATGTCTCTCAGTTATAAGAAATATAAACTCGTTAATATATGCATTCATTGTAAATGCATATATATTTAACGTATCATATAAAATTCGATCATCAATTTCTATTTTAGCAAGTGTGATTGTTTCGTTTGTCAGAAAAGAAATATCCTGAAAGAATTCAGGTTTTATTTCTTTGAACTGATTCTGAATATCAAGGGTTTCTTTTCTGTAATTATGTAAATTTATAAACGTTTCGCAGAATTTTGATCCTTCAAGATTCTTAAACATGTTAATTTTAGTACCACCGATCTCGGTGGTACTAAAATCTTGATCAACGCTAAAAAGGAGAAATGTAGATTTCTTACTGAAGAACATTCCGATATTATAGAACCCGCTCAGAAACGGCATTCGAATGTTATAATTTCTATCAAAAGACTTCCCAAGTTGTAATGGCATTCTTCATTCTCCAATCATGTCAAGAAGTGTTCCAACATTCTCTGTTTTTTCATTTTTTTCTTCAAGAAATTGTTGAATCGCATTCATGACTGAATTTCTATCATGTGATGTATTTTCAATTTGAAATTTCAAATCGCGATATTTTGGTTTGCCTTCAAACTCCCAATAGTATAATGCAAGCAGCGTTTTAATTCCAAGTTGCGTTAGCGGAAAACGTTCTTCTTTAAAATCATAACCTTGGTGTTCTTCAATGTATGCAATAAAATCTTCTTTAAAATCTTTAGGTATCTCTCCTTCAACTTCGTCAGCAAGCCATTTTACAACACGGACAATAGCAGGGGTCTTTTTAATTTTTGTTTCGGATTTTGGTAACTCTTCCGCTTTTGAACCTTCATACATCATCTTTACATCAGTTGAGGCTTTAGCCTTAGAGACTTCATTTCCGAGTCTGAAAGCGATTTCCATCGGAATTACCTCATTTACAATTTGTTCTCGGCTGAAGTTGTTCTCAACGGGAAGTTTTAGACCAAGTTCAGATACATAGTGCTTGTGAAGCTCAGAGATCGATACAACGCTCGGTGCAATTCTAAGGTATGCAGTTACATGTGATCGAATATCTCCCTCAGAAACGTCACTCAAGCCGTATGTCGAAAGCAATTTTTGATACTCTGCAAATACACCCATCTCTTGATAAGCTCGAAAACGTTTTATACATATTGACTCGATCTGTTCGTGCTTTCCGTCAAGAAATGAATACACAAACGGATCCGTGAAACATCTCAAGCGAAGATACTGAACATCTCTACGGTCAGCATCATTTGCTCCGGATTTTTCTAGCTTCTTAGTTACGAATTTCATATATGCATGAAATAAAAATAGATCAAAAGCAACCACCAAATTATGCTCCGCCAATTCTGATGGTGTGTATCTAAAAATCGGTATTGATGGAATAGCAATACCCTTATCATAATATTCCTTCTCGGTAACTCTTTCAAACACTTTTGTTAAATATTCAAGAGATTTATCATCTCTTTCACTGATGGTGGGGAGAAATTCAACGGCAGAATCTTTTCCGAACATACTCTTTCGCATCTCATTTGCGAAATCATGAATCGGTTGATTCGACATTGCGATGACGCCCATCTTCGTCTCAAGATTCATCAGATTGCCTTTTAGAAACTTATCAACAAAATCCGACTTTACCTGCTCAACAACTTTCTCGCGCTTCTCCATCTCACTCTTGTCATCAATTTCTGGTATATTAATATCTGCGGACTCAAGAAAAGAATTCAAATCTTCAATCGCCTGACTCGTTTTCCATGCTTCTTCTTCGACTTCTTTAGAGACAGGTTCGGGACTTGCGCCGGGGCCGGGCGCTGTTATCCCGGACTGTATACTGTTAAGAATCCCTCTCTGTAGATTTCGAATTTCATCAAGTGCAGACAACTTTAGAATAATTGATTGAAGTGTCATTTGATTTAGAACGGAAAAATATTCATCTTTGAATTTACTCATCAAAGCTAAAATTGCAGAAAAAACTCCAAGATTTATGATAATTTTGGTAAAATCTGTTGAATTATGAATAAGTTCAATTTTTACAACATTCTCATTTGAATCTGCAACTTTTGTAAAGGTCAATTTGAGATTGTGTTTCTGTGAGAAACTTCGAACAATCTCTACCTTTTCTGAATAGGGGTCGTAGTCACCACCTTGATTTGAGATGACCATTTGAATTGCTTTAAGAAGATCTCGAATGTTAATATAATCCAATCGGCTAACTTTTGAAATCGGCCCATTGCTAATTTGAATTACAAACTTAGGTGCAATAAAATCCTTTGAATGTGATAGCCCACTTGAGATAGAAACTCTCAGATATCCGTCACTTTGAAAGTTATCATCTTGGTGTGTTAATAGTGCTTGATTTACCCATTCAATGTCCGAATTGTTCATAAACGTCTCCTTTTGATTTGTCCTTCTACTTGGACTTTGAAATTTACAACCGCCTCAGCGCTGATGACGTTCCTCCACTGGTACGAGCGAAGCGAGTACCAGGAAGGAACGGCACTTAAAATTAATCTCCCCCAAGGGTTGAGGTTTACCAGTGAAAGAGATAAGTTTGAAAAAAAGAAAAGACTAGTATAGGAATTGTTCTCAATATAACAAATAGGTCTTTTCGGGGACCACATAACCGCATAGCTATTACGCAGTAATTAGTTCGAGCTGACCTTATATCTGCCTTTTTAAAAAGCTAGGGATCAACCCCTTTTGACAAACCTTGTTTACACGTATAATAGCTTTAGCCAAAGCTAGAAAATTGAAAATGAGCAAGCTTATATATATAAGCTTTACACAAAGCTAGAATCATCGAATTGACAGACTTCGAAAACCGTTTCGACTTCCAATTACACTCTTCATAACCTTCTCATTAATTCCATAAGTTTTACATACAATCTCACATGCCTTCACATGACCCTTTCCCTGCTTTCTCAAAACATCATAAAATTCAATTCCTTTATACAAGAGTTTTCGGGATTCTGGGTTTTTCAGTCGATCTTTTATTTTTCGGTTTAATTTAATTTCTGCTCTTAAATTTATGACCCCACGCTTAACCCACTCCGGATCTAGCTCGTAAAGCTTTATAACCTCAGCGATGATTCGAGAGAGAGTTTGGAGTGTATTTGGTTCTTCTTCCTCAACTGACGTTATCTCTAATGTCGAGGTGTCGTCACTTATGTGCATCTTTGTTTTGATCTCCTTTCTTTTCTTCTTGAGGTTTTGGTTCATCTTTTGGGTCCTCATAGCTCTCTAAGAATTTTGTCAATTCAACTGTTAGCTGTTTGAACATATAATCCACATTCTTGATGCCTCTTGCCTCTACTTGGCTGATTATGATGTTTCTCATATCAACTAGAAATTTGTTAGGATCAAAAACTTTTTCATCCTGATCTTTGCTCTTTATGACGATCTTTTTGTTTGGACATTGTTCGCCTTCTCTCAACGGAGGATGAATCGTTCCACATTGAGGACAAACATCTCCACGAGTTTTTGCAGGACTGAACCCACCACCAGAGGGAGCACTACCTGTCGTTGCTGGTTGCGTATTGACTCCAGTTTGAAGTTCTGATATGATCTGCTGACCTCGTTGCTCATCGGCGGGATTCAAATCATTGTTTGTGTAAACCTGATTTGATCTGGGAAGATTTGGTGGCATCATCGCTCCTTGCGATTGACGTTTTAATGCCTCTATCAATTCTCTTGCTCTTTTTTCATCTTCAGGGTTCATAATACCTCCAGCGTTTTACGATTTGTCTTTTGTTCCTTTTGATTCAAAAAATGTCCTGATCTATATATATTAATACTTGAAGCGGGAGTAATGTTTCTTGTTATGGAACAAAAAATAACTGAGGGAGGTATAATGAAAAAAATCACAACATTTATATTGTCGCTTCTTCTAATTTTTGCTACAATCGGTTCAACAAGCGTTCCAACAGAATTTGAAGTTTACATGAAAGCTTCAAGCATGGATATGATGATTGATCGAGAACTAAATGATTATAATGCGATACACGAAGTCTATAAACTTGATGCAATCATCGAAGCTGAAAGACCAATTACAGATGACGAAATAAATGAAATACAGTTGGTTGATTTGTACCACATTGATAAAAATCTTGTCAAGAAAAAATTACATAGCATGACAACAAGAGAACGTCGAGATGCAATCAAAGATGCAATTGATTGTTATTCTGACGAATATGGTGTAGATGCAAATTTGATTAAAGCGATTGCAAAAGCCGAAAGTTATTATAATCCCTACGCAAAGTCTAATAAGGGTGCTGTGGGGATTATGCAGCTCATGCCGAAAACGGCCAGATATTATGGCGTTGAGGACCGCCATAATGCATTTGACAGCGTTCGCGGTGGTATTAAATTCATTTTGTACTTGAAGTCAAAGTACAAAAATGTTAAATACGTAATTGCAGCATATAATGCTGGACCGGGTGCTGTTGATAAGTATAATGACATACCACCATATGCCGAAACGCAAGAGTATGTGAAAAGGGTGATGAAATTTTATAAGGAATACAAGAATGCTGACCAAAGAACAGCTTGATGTGAAGATGGCTATAATAGAAGATTTGATCAGCCGTGGATTCCCTAAAATTTCACATTCTTTTGATATCAAAATAAATGGTTACGCCGGAACCGGGAAGACATTCTTACTTGCAAATATTCGTAAAGAATTATTTGCTCGTCTTCCCGGTCTTTTTTCTGCTGCTTTCTGCACATATACAGGAAAGGCTTCTTCTGTCATCCTCAGCAAATTAGAAGAAAATCAGGCTTTGTTTCCAGAAGACTATGTCGGCACAATTCATGGCCTTATATATAAGGTGATTCGTGCTTGGGATAAAGATTTGAACAGATTTGTAATTAAGGGGTTTCGAAGAAGAAGCATAGAAGAATTCTACCATAATATAATTTTTGTTGATGAAGCGTCTATGGTGTCACAGACGATCTGGGACGATCTTCATTATTTCGGTGTGCCAATTATAGCGGTTGGTGATCACGGGCAACTCCCACCTATTGGTGATGACCATAACCCTATGCAGAATTCAAATTATACATTGACTGAGATCCATCGACAAGCCCTCAATTCACCGATTCTCAAACTTGCAGATTTTGCGAGAAAGTATGGGTATATACCAAGAAACAAAACTTTTGGGGATGGCGTGTTCAAAATTGGATGGGGTAATGAAGATTGTAAAACATTAGTTGAAAAAGCTGATCATGAAGATGATATGATAATGCTTTGCGGTTTTAATCATTCAAGAATTAATCTTAATAAGATGGCTCGAGAAAAACTCGGATATAAATTTGCAGAGCCTTACATTGGTGAAAGAGTCATATGTTTACAAAATAACCGTGACATTGGAATAATGAATGGGCAACTCTCTACCGTTGTATTCACAATGCCTGGAGATATGGGTTGTTTAAAATTAACCATAGACCCAGATGGTTTTGAAGACCTGATTGAATGTTATGCAACGATGCACGGTTTTAATAATAGATTTATAAATACACTTGACTATCTTTACACAAAAGATGGAAGAAGGCAAAAAAGAACTGCTAGAGATCACAAATTTGAGCAATTAGATTTCTTTGATTTCGGATATGCTATATCTGTCCATAAATCTCAGGGGAGCGAGTGGAGAAGAGTTATATTATTTGAGCAATTCTGTAAAGCTTGGTCTGACACTTGGAATCGTTGGCTTTATACGGCAATAACCAGAGCTAGAGAGAAGCTCTTCATAGTTTCTGATTTTTACTAAGGAGAAACAAATGACACCGTACGCAAAAATTCAAATGATGAGAGAGATGCGGGAACCAATTATAGATCAATGCGAAGGGTGTGGGAACATTCAACCAGAAACATCCTTATGTAATGTATATGTCAAACCGGAAGTTAAATGGATTCCCGGAAAATGCCCAATGTCAACTCACGTTGTTGAAGAGATTCAAAAAGATACAAAGAAAGTTAACCCGCTAAAAGCATCAAAAAAGAAGAGCCGCAAAAAATGATCCGTGTAATACGAGAAGATATAAGCAAGATGGCTCGGGAAACAGCAGATCACGAGAACCCCGCATTTCTTCTTGTTATCATGCTTGGATGTTCACTTGGTTTGCTATTCTTATTTCTAACTCTTGAGGGAAAAACTCTTCAAAGTTGGTTCAATTATATGAGTGGTTTATTTTGATCTTCGGGATGGTATTTTCATCATACGGAACAAATTGATGAAAATACCATTTTGGAGGTAATTGAATGTCTGATTGTCTTGAGAAATTAAAATCAAAGTTAACTGAATACGGATTGCAGATTCAGGTTGAAAATTATATTGAAGAGCATAATGAAATCTATCTAGCAACAAGTGACATGTCTATATTTTTTTCACTTGATGAAGATGTTGCAAAAATTTCATTTATAGCATCGTTGCCACCAGAGATTGTTGCTAGTGATATGCTCATCTTGAAAGAAGTTGATGGGATGGGAATTGTCGTAATGGAATCTTACATATTTAATTCCAAGAAACAACTTCTTAACGGAGAAGAGGCAAGACAATATTTCTTCTCAAGAATTGGAGAACAAGCCATTCGGCAATTCACCAAAGAACAAATTCAGATGCAGATGTTATTAAATTGTGAAAACTGTCATGAATGTTGAAGGGAGAAATATGGATATAGAGTCAAGTTTGTGGGTTGAGAAGTATAGACCTAGAACTTTAGATGATTTAGTTTTACCGGAAAGATATAAAAGAGATTTTCAAAAGTTTATAGCTAGACAAGACCTTTCAAATTTACTATTCTCTGGACCACCAGGAGGTGGAAAAACAACAATTGCTAGAATTCTGTGTTCAAAACACGGTGTCTTGTTTAATCGTACAGATAATCTTTTATTTGTAAATGGTTCATCACAAAAACAAAGAAATATTGCATATGTAGACAACGTGATTGAGCCTTTTCTTCGACACCCCCCACATGCCGATAAGTTTCGTGTAGTTCTTATTGATGAAGCTGATAATTTGACAACTGATGCTTTTCGTGCGCTCCGTGGTGTCATTGAGAAATATCACAGATTATATGGGCGTTTTATATTCACCTGCAATTACCCATCAAATATACCGGATCCACTTCACAGTAGATTTGTTCATTACAAATTTCAACAGATGCCAAAAGAATTTATTATCAATTACTGTAAACATATACTTGATTCAGAAAACATTGAATATACAGAAAAAGGAATTGAAGTTGTTGTAAATCAATTATACCCAGATGTAAGAAAAATTGTTAATGCGATTTATCAGCACTGTTGGGAAGAACCCAAAGATAAAAATAAAGTCGGAAGACTGGAAGTAAGCGAAGATGATGTCACAACAAATGAAACAGCAATTATTTCAAATATGATATCTATCATTGAGGGAATTGAAGCGGGAAATGAAGCAAAGCTTGGTAACAGTGTAAATAAGATAATTGAAATTCTATCAAATGAAGAAGTTGATTATAGATATTTGTATACAAATCTTTTTTATCGTGATAAACTTCATCTTGCAGCTAAAATTATTGTCAACAAGTACAGTAATTCTCATCAGGGGTGTCTGATACCATCAATGCATTTTTCAGCAATGGTATTCGAAATCGTTAGAGCACTGAGAGCTTTGAAAAGAGCAAGCACATGAAATTGAGTCGATTTCAAAAAAACAAAAGTGATAAAAGAAGGATGTTTATACTTAGTACACTTGAAATAGATGTAGAGGAAGCCTTTCGAATGGAATTGGCTGTTTGTATTAAATGTCAGGGATCTGGTTTATCAACTAGTGTTAATAAAATATGGGATACACATTCATATTGTGACATATGTAAAGGTGATGGTTATTTCTATAAAGAAGAAAATATGTTGAATTCTAGGTTCTGTCCAAAATGCGAAGGAGCTGGTTGTAATGATTGCGAAAATAAAGGATTGGTTGACTGGGTTAAATTTGCTCGTATCTCTGAAAAGAAAACTTCACGTTTATCCATGCAAAGGGTGTCTGGTTTTTAGTTCATGTAGAGAATTGTGTGATAAAATTGAAAACGATGAAGACAAATTGAGAAGAACCATGTTTGGTAATAAAGCTTGTCCAGATTGCGGTGGGACACAATTATATGAAGGACCTTCTGGTGGAATATCTACAAATATTAAATGTGCTAGTTGCGGTCACTGGTTTAATGTTTCGCCATTCACGGTTGAGAGGATCAATCGATGATAGGAATTTATCAAGATTCTTTTCTTGATTATTTAAGAAGTAATCTTGGTCAAAAGGTTAAAATAACTACAAAAAATATAATCGTGCCGTGTCCTTGGTGTGAATATAAGAAAGATAAAGACCACTATCATTTATATATCTCTCTTGAAATGCCAATCTTTCACTGCTTTCACGCATCCTGTGAAAGAAGCGGTAACCTATCAAAGTTCATTCGACAGCTACATGGAACAGATATTACAGATACGTTTGTAGATAAAGATAAGATACGTGAATATCAAAGAGAGAAAAATTTATTAAAAGAATCATTTGAAACGAAAAGATTAAAATTACCACCTCTCAATTCTGAAAGATTTAAATTAAAAGAGTTGTATATTAAGAAAAGACTTAAATTCGCTCCGATCCCTACAGAAACAATAAAGGGTTTAATATATGATATTAATTCATTTATAGAAATGAATCATATACCAATACCACCAAATCTATTTCGAATATTAGACTATTTACAATCCAATTTTGTGGGTTTTCTGACCGAGAATCACTGTACTCTTGTCTGTCGAAATATAAATAGTTCACATTCTATGAGGTATTATAAAGTAAAGATTGCAGATTCTTATTTTGTTGATTATTACAAATTATCTGGCAATGACCCAAAATCAAAGAAAATTGTGCTTGCAGAGGGAGTATTTGATATCTTCGCGGAACAAATATATGATTCTTTGAAAATAAAAAACGATGTCAGAATGTATGCTTCTTGTTTCAATTCAAAATATAGTTCTTTGATTCAGAGTATTGTTTATTATGAACAATTATTTCGACCTGACGTTGTCATACTTTCTGACCGTGGTGTAGAGATGGATTGGTATCGAAAGATGTATTTTTTCAACTCGCACATAATCAATTCTTTAAGCATATACATGAATGTTGCTGGAAAAGATTTTAATGATGTGCCAGTTGAACCTAGAAGAATATCTATTAATGAGGGAGCTAAATTTTATGGCAAGCGCAAGAGAAAGACTTAAAGAGATTTTTGACAACACAATTGAATCGGGAACTTTATATGAAGGTTCCCTTGAGAATCTTGATCACTATTCTTTGTTTTGTAAAGCGGCATCAACAAATCAGTTGTTCAAACTTTTTGGTAGTAATGTTTGCATGTTTAATTATGCCCGTGAAGGGAAGGATGGAATTTTAATGGTATTTTTCATTCCAATCAATTCTGAAGATACGGGTGCAAAAACCGTTGCTGAGAGAGTGATGGAAATAATTCGAGAAACAGAGAAATGTTTTATCACTCTTGATTATGCAAAATCAGAAGAAATAAAGGAGGAGAAATTTGTCTATGTGACAGTTCTCAAACTGTTAAACGGAGGATAAAATCATGCAAAGGTGTGTGGTTTTGAACGCAGACTATAGCTTTTTGAATGTGGTTGACTGGCGAAGAGCTATCTGTCTGGTGGTCAAAGAAAAAGTGAAAGTATTAAAATACGGTGATGCAATCATTCATTGTGGAAGTACGATTATGAAAGTACCAGCAGTTATTATGCTGTTAAAACTTGTGCGTCACATTTACAAGTCAAAAGTACCATTCACAAAGAAAAATATCTTCATCCGAGATAGATATGAATGCGCTTACTGCGGAACTAAGGATAATCTGACAATTGATCACATTATTCCTCAGTCTCGTGGTGGAAAAACTGACTTTGACAATTGTGTTGCTGCTTGCCGCCCATGCAACAACCTAAAAAACAATCGCACACCATCTGAGGCGAAAATGTTTCTTAGAAAGAAAGCATATCAACCAACAATTGCTGAATTTTTAATGATAAAATTAAAACAGCTTGGTGTTGTAGAATTGTTGAAAGAAATGGGTCTTTATTGAAAGGAGTGGGATATGAGAGAGAAAAGAGCGCGATGGATTCGAAATCAGTTGATCCGAATGAATCCAGCCATGTTAGATACTTTAAGCGATTATTACGAAGAAAAAGCTCCGAATATGCAACCTAGAACATTATACAGGAGATTAAAGAAATTATGGACTCAAAACCACAAAGACAAGACACGTTGGATAAAATCTGCGAAGAAACTGGAGAATACACCTGCCCCGAATGTTCAGGAACAGGAATGAGCAGCCACGTCCCAATTAAAGCAAGATGTCTTGTTTGTAACGGTACTGGTATATTGGATTGGGTTTCGTATGTTAGATATGAAAGGATAGATTGGATCATTCAATCAAGATCAACAATTTGTTCAGATACGAAACCCAAAAATCCAAAAGCTGGAGATATTGTTTCTGAAAATGGGAAATTTTTAATATTTAACGGAACAAAATGGTTGAAATGAAAAAGTGAAAAGGAGATTCACATGAGAGAAATTGTATTAATGTCTTCAAAATATCTTGACATGATTAATTGCTTGACAAGTCTTGCAGAAATTTGTACTGATGCCGATATTAAACAAGGTGTTATTCGTCAGAGAAGTAACAGCAATACTGCCGTATTTGATATTGATCTGTCATCGCTGATAGAAGACATTGACATTCCATTGATTCAGCTAAAGAACAAACTTGTTTTGCTGAAGACCTTCGTAGGTCAGAGTGATGTATCATTGGTTCTAAATGATGATGGATCTTTCATATTTTCTGATCAATATTCATCATTGAAGATTGAACACCCCGAGGTGGAGTTCATGGAAAATAAATTCATGACAGTTGAAGAAAGAGAGAATATCTTCAATTTAGACGAAGATGAATTTATTCTATCATGTGACATCCCACCAATTGTTACCGAAAGAATCAAAGTCGTAACAAGAAACTTTAACATACCGACAATTCAGGTTAAGTTCAATAAAGACATTGCTTCAATTGAGGCTTCTACACAATCAAAAGATCAGTTAGCCACGTTTATCAAAGAGATGAATCTCAACATGGAAATAGAGAACGCATTCTCAAATGTACCCGTCATTCCATTTCTTATGGAGCATGACACGGACGTTATTTTCAGCATGTATAAAGATCCAAATCAGAACGTAGCACTCAATCGATTTGAGACAAAACTCGGTGAAGATATTGAGATCAATGTTTATTCTAGATCATCAATTATAATGGGTGAATAACGTGCATCCAAGCTCCCTTCTTAGCTACTACCCAACGTATTCAATTCTTGACGAGGTTGTTGCGAAAAACAACTATAACAAAATTAATCTCTTCATTGATTTTAAAAATACTCTACAATCAACTTACATGGAACATGCAATTGTTAATATCGTTGAATCAACAAAGAAATCTCAGTTCATTGATACTTCTGTTTTTTCTGCGTTAATTGCTTTTCTTTCGTTTCATAAGATGTGGTCAATTAAGAGGGGAATTGATATTGATTTTTTTGTCTTCTATGAGGTTGGTCATTCTTATTACCATATAAATATTGATAAGAAGTACAAATATTCAAGAAAGATTGATGATTTATATGGTCTTGATAGAGAGGATCGAGATCTATTTTATCAGACACTTCAAGCGAATTTTGAACTCGTTGATCAAGCCTGTAATAAGATGCCTGGAATTCGAGTTCTAAAAATGCGAAATCTTGAAGCTGACTTCATCCCTTATTATTTAATGACGAGAAATCTGGTTGAGTATGGTGATCAGACTGTTAATCTTATATATTCAAATGATCATGATTTGTGGCAATGTCTTCAGGATCACACCTACATCTTTTCAAAAGTGAACCGAAACAAGAAAATATTTGAAGCTGGTGAAACGATGTCCAGATTTTTGAAAGAGAGGGTAGATATTCCAGATGAATATCTCCCTCTCGCCATGAGCATTATTGGTGATAAGGGAGACGATGTTGATGGTATTGAAAAAATCGGCCCGAAAACCTTCATCAGTTTTTTTGGCGAATTAAATTCGATATCTGGAAATATGTCAGAAATTTATGATAGAGTGATGTCTGATATCCCCATCTTCAAAGTTTCTCCTGAAGAAGTTCGGAACAAACAATTGAAGCGTGTAATACAAGCCGAGATCAATGAAAAAAGAATATCAAACAATCTTAGATTGGTTTCTTTTGAATTGATTTCAAGAGCATTGGATAACCCAAAAACAACAGAAATGTTAGATAGACGGAAGTCAATTGAGTCTCATTTTAAGAATGATAAAAAGGTGGCATCGTCTGATGCTATGAAAAAAGCTCTAGAGAGAAATGGAGTATTTTTAGAAGAGGCATCAATAGACTTTCTCTATATATGAGGTCTATATGCTAAATCAAAATAGAGTTCTGAACTACATTAAAGACAATCTAGCCTTTCCGTTTATGCAGCTAGAGTTAACCGATGAACAGATTATAGAATACTTTACGAAATATACGATTAAAGAGTTCTCGTATTACGTTCCTGAAGTAAAAACAATGCCATTGAATGTAACTCTTGAAATGAATCGTGTTCCAAACAAACAAAACGAGTTTTATCTTCACGAACCTCAAGGTTTAGAAATCCTCAATGTAGTTGATATATATTTTGATCAAGGAGATTGGTATGCCCTTGGTCATCCTCCCTTTGGCGTATTTAATCATTTTGAACTGAGAGACTGGGCACTTCGTGTGGAAATGGCTGGTCAGACCAAAATGTTTTCGTCATTTGATCACACATTTGAATTTAAGCATCCAAATATAATTCGTGTTTCTCCAGTCTTCCCATCTCAACTTCGACAAGTGGCTGTTGAGTATGAGAGACAACAGAACCCTGATTTAAGTGGTATACCAAATGATCTACATCATGAGTTTGAACATCTAGCTCTTGCTGATATTCAAATTGTAATTGGTCGTATTCGTAAAAGATATGGTGGTGGTAATCTTCGAACTCCGTTTGGAGAAATCCCACTTGAGTCTGAAATACTTGAAGAAGGTAAGGAATTAAAGAGAGAAGTTATAGAAAAACTTGAGAGATTATATATTCCCAACGTCCGAGTTGACCATGGTTAAAAAAGGTAATAAAATCAATTAAAGAATTAGAAATTCAAATTTTGGATACTTACAAAAGGCAATTATGAAAAAATTAGGTGTTATATTGGGTGATAAACCCAAAGGAAAATCAAAATGCAAATTCGTAGAAACAAACGAGGCCGTATTCGTAGGAATTGACCCAAGCTTAACCGCGACAGGTATCGTCGTCCTCGACCAAGACGCTTGCGTTCTCAAAAAGGAAGTAATAAAGACTACTCCCAAGCAAGAAATCGAAGAAAGATTTATTCAAATAATAAAGGCATTAAGATTCATACCACATATACTCCGTCTTAAGCGGGTATATATTGAGGGGATATCATATGGAAGTAAAGGAAACAGAGCTTATCAATTAGGGGCGCTGCATTTTATGATTCGGCTTCTTTTATATGAGAATCGAATAAAATATTCAGTTATAGCCCCTAAGACCCTCAAGGTTTTTCATGCAAAAGACGCAAATGCTGATAAAAATAAAGTCGTTGAAATGGTTGAAGCACAATTCGGTGAGACTTTTAGTGATCACAATCTCGCTGATGCTTACGGATTAGCAAGAATGGCTTTGGAGGAACATTATAATGAAGGGTCGTAAGTTTGGTCCTGGAGCACAAGATTATTATGGACAGGATGTTGAAGGTCCTGGCGAGTTTGAAGATGCAGAAAAACCTGAACCAGAAGAAAAGAAGCGTAAATATTACTGGAGGACAGAAATGAATATAGATAGATATTTAAATAAAATACAAGAGGCTGGTTGGGAAGGTATGCCCAAAGGCTGGGACGAAGAAAGCATCAAGAAATTTGCAAAAAGTCTTGTTAAAGGTGGAGCAAAGAAAGAGGGGTTCTTTGATGCATGTGTAAAGAAAATGGAAGATGAGAAAGGATTTGACAAAGATAGGGCAAAGAGATTTTGTGCTGGAATAAAAGACGAAGTATATGATAGCACATATTGGAGAGGAAAAGGTAAGACACCTCAAGAGGTTGGGAAAGATGTTAAAAAACACAAAAATGTCCCGGAAGATTAATATATTAGAGACGTATTTACATCGACTTTACCCTCAATTTCTTGATCAGAAGATTGTTGAGGGTGATAATGTGAAATGTGATAATTGTGGGAGAATTGTTAAAGTTATTGAGGAAGGAAAAGGACAACTAATATGTTGCGGCCTTCCAATGAAAGTAATATAAACGGAGGTAAAATCTATGGAACAACTAGCAATTGCAGGATTTATTTGCTTTGTAGTTGGTGGTGTATTTGGTTGGGTGTTAAAAGCTAACTGGAAGAAAATTAGTGGTCGTGTTGGTGAAGACCTAGGCGAAGCGCTTGATCGCATTCGTAAAGAGAGGGATGAACTTCTAGAAGAGCTTAAAAAATATAAAAATAAGTAAGAGGTATATATCATGAACATTGATGAGCTGTGGGAAAAAATAACCAATGCTTCTACGGATACCGTTGAAGATATTGGTGATATTCTTCAATATGCTCTACCAGTTCTCGGTCTTCTATCTGCTGTGATCATGGGTAATGCAGGAATGTGGGATGCATGGTTATATGCACTTGGAGGACAAGCTGGTCTTTCAACAATCCTGAAAAGATTGTTCAATTTTACGTCAATCGGTACAAGACCAAATGGCGGTGATAATGCAATGCCAAGTGGTCACACTACGGCTGCATTCATGGGTGCAACTTTTGTGTATCTCTCAGGAGCCGCACCAATTGCAGTTGTTGGTGCATACGTTCTTGCAGCATTCACTGGTTACAGTCGAGTTCGAGCAAATAAGCACTGGTGGAGAGATGTGTTCGTAGGGGCAATGTTAGGCGCAGCTACTTCTGTTGCTGCTGTCTTTCTAGCTTAATGACGGGAGGCGCGTTGGTATGAAATTACATGAAATATATTTTGAGTTGAAGCAATTAAGGGAGTACGAAGAATCAACTTATTTTGCTATGTGCAAGCAGTTTGACTGTCCAAGAAAGCAAATTCTGTGTTATAAGATTGCACGTAGACTTTGTGCTCCAAATAAAGTCTGCCAACGCGCCATTGACCGTGAAATTGACGCTGTTGCTTGGAAGTACGATATGCCTACGGAAGAACCAAATAACTATCCAGGGCAATTGGATGAGGATGTATAATGGCTAAATTTATTGTAGTTAAGCATGAAGCTAAAAGAGCTGGTACTCATTATGACCTTCGATTTGAGATGCCAAATTCAAATTTGTGGGCATCATTTGCAGTTCGAAAAGGAGTACCTCTTGAACCCGGAAAGAAAGTTTTGGCTGTTAGAACGCATGACCATTCGCGAGAAGAAGCACTTTTTCTCGGTACGATAGCAAGTGGATATGGAGCAGGAAAATTTACAAAGTGGGATGATGGAAATTGCATAGTTAAAAAATTTACATCAAAGCACATTGTCGTTGATTTTAAAGGCAAAAAAATAAAAGGGTTGTACCATCTCATTAATACGGGTGTCATTGATCGAGAGTATAAAAAACAAAATTATTTACTCTTTAAGAGCAAGATGTGAGGCATAAAATGAAGAAATTGAATCAGCATTTACAAAGAGTGCAAGAAGTCAGTGGAATGGGAGACATTCATGCACAGATCATTGGTTTTTTTCAGAAAAACCCAAATCCAAATGACAAACAAGTTCACGCGTTTGCTGAGAAAATTGGTATGAATGAACATGAACTTGAGAGACATATTTATATGCTCTTAAGCAGTGTGATTAGTGGTGGAAAAGCCCCCAAATATACAGGAGATTATGATTCGAAACAACTTGAGATGGGTAGAAAAGTTGAGATGGAACATACATCTGAGCCACTAATCGCTGAGAAAATTGCAAAAGATCATCTTGCTGAATTAAGTGACTATTACACAAGACTTAAGAAGATGGAAGAGGGTGCTGGTGTTAAACACGAGCAACTATCAGTTCTTCGAGAGATTTTTGTTCAGATGGGAGAAATCTACTCAATGAAACCCGGACCAAGAAGAGATATGCAACTTCTTCGTCTGGCAATTATAGCAGAATACGATGCCACAAATCTTTATGAAGAAATGGCTCAATTAACAGACGATGAAAATATAAGAGATGTAATGCTTCATGTTGCAAATGAGGAGAAAGAACACATAGGAGAATTTGAATTTCTATTGGAACATATAGACGAGGATCATGAAAAACATGAAGACAAAGGCGAAGATGAAGCGGAAGAAATAACAGGACTTAGTGACGAAGAAGACGAGGACGAAGAAGACTGAATTTGGAACAAACAACCAAACTCGAAAAGGAGAAGTCTGTGATGAAGACGTATAGTCAACGTGTGTTTGATCTTGCAACAGATTTCATGAAAAATCCAGAATTTGTTGAAGTTGATTATGATGAAGTTGCAAGATTCAGTGATATGATGAAAGGTACAGTTCAAAGAAGGTTCAAACAAAGTCCCACCGATGATAAAATTCTTTTATGTCTATCAAACCTCGTAGCGAGTTCAATCAACTATTGCTACTGGTACGGAACAAGCAACATAAGACCAAATGGATCTTCGTCAAGCAAGATGTACTCAATTGTAGAGGAATGTCTAAAATCAGAAATGCATTTTTCTGATTTCAGATCACCGAGACAACAATTGAAAAGTTCAATTGATTTAATTGTTTCTCGTCTTGCTGAAGAACGATTTCCTCTTCTTGAAGAAAGGCAAAAACATTTGTACGAATTGTTGAACGGTGGATATGAACTTTCAAAATATCTTGTTGAAACTCATCATGATTCGGTTCCTGCTGTAAATTGTGCAATGGAGATAATTGTCCAAAAATTTCCAGGTTTTGCCTCAGATATGTTTCTAAAAAGAGCATCATTATTCTTTCTAATGCTGCACCGTATGTTCGGTTGGTATGATGATGCGCTTCGAGAGATGCATGTTCCCGCTGATTATCAAGTCCCAAAACTGCTCGAATTCTTTGGTCTAATCAAATACAGCGACGAATTACAAAGTCGAATTGAACACAACGTTCAAATACCAAAGCATTCCCAAATTGAATGCGAAATAAGAGCAGCCACAATTCTTGCGTGTAAGGCACTCTGTGACACAACTGAATGGAATATTTCAGATGTAGACGCTTGGTTCTGGCTGCGCAGAAAAGAGTGTACCAACAAATTTCACCTCACTATCACAACTGATTACTAAAAAAGGAGATCGTAAAATATGGCAAAGAAAGTAGTGTTATCCGATAATGCGTTAACCGTAGCGCAAAGAAGATATTTTATGGAGGGAGAAGACTGGGAGGGTTGTTGTGAAAGAGTTGCGAATGTAGCATCTGCAAGCGAAATGCAAAATCGAGATTCTTTTAAAGATGGTTTTTATGATATAATTTACAACCAAGATTTTCTGCCTGGTGGTAGGATTCTTAGAAACTCTGGACGCCCAAGAGGGTCATTATTTAATTGTTATCACCTTCCCATTGGTGATTCAATTGAAGAGATCGGCCAATTCATAAAAGATGCTCTAATTCTATGGTCAGAAGGCGGGGGGGTTGGTTGTAATTTTACACCACTTCGCCCCAAAGGTGACCCCATTCTTGGCAAAGGTGGCCATTCATCTGGTCTTGTCAGTTTCATGGAAGCAGCAGATTTCGTTTCAAGAAAGATAGAGAGTGGTGGGTCACGAAGAGCGGCAGCAATTGGTCATATAGATGTTTCACACCCAGAAATTTTTGATTTCATTGACGCAAAAACTTTTAAATTATACAATGAGCTAAAGCAGTATTTGAAACCAGAACTTTTTGAAGAAAACCCAACGCTTGCAAAAGCAATTAAGGAAAAACTAACAAGCGATCTATCGCATTTTAACATATCAGTAACATTAAATAACGAATTTCTTGAAGCTGTTGAGAGTAACGCAGACTGGACATTCAAATTTAAACAGAAAGATTATGGAACAGTAAAGGCAAGAGATATATGGGCTAAGATCGTCAAAAACATGATTTCTTGTGCAGAACCAGGAATCATTAATTGGTCAAATTTTCAGAAGAATAATTCATATTATTTTGAACCCGTGTTGGGGACAAATCCATGTCTTACGGGTGATACGCTCGTTGCAGTGGCAGATGGAAGAAATTATGTTCCTATTAAACAACTCGCTGAAGAAGGCAAAGATGTGCCTGTATATAGTTTGGGATTAGATAACAAAATGACTATAAAATGGGGACGTAATCCCAGACTTACGGGTAAAAAAGTTGAAGTTTGGAAATTAGTTCTGGATGATGGTTCTGTTATCAAAGCTACACCAAATCATAAATTTGTTACATTAAATGGAGATGAAGTTCAATTAAAAGATTTAAAATCGGGAGAAAGTTTAAGAATAAATAAAAAAATACGAAACTCTGAATCAACGGGTATTAATAGTTATTGGCATTTTATTGGAAAGGATTTGCCAGAGTTGTCTTATGAACATACAATGATTTATAACTTTTTTAATTCAAATGACCCGTTTGTAAAATATTCTGGTTATGATATTCATCATAAAGATTTTGATAAATTAAATAATAATATAGAAAATTTAGAAAAGATGCTACACGAAGATCATTTATCATTACACCATGAAAATATGTTTGGTGAAAATAACCCAATGAATCGCTTTCCAGAAAAGAATTGGTTAATAAAACAAGATTGGTCTGGAGAAAATAATGGAAGATATAAAGGCTATAATGGACAAGATTTATTTGATATAGCTGTTGATTATAGTAAAAAATCTGAAAGACGATTGACAAGAAAAGAATGGGATAATATTTGTAGAAAAGACGGCCTTCCTGTAGATCAAGTCGGTGTAAATCAAGTTGATTATATAAAATGTACCCATGATTTGTTGAAACGCGCCGCAATTGAAGCAAATGTATATGTGTACGAATCTTCTTCTGAAATAAGATATTATAAAGAGTTTCTAAAAATAAAAGAAGAAACTGATTTGGATGTGTTTTATGATAAGGGAACCTTTGTTAACAAAAAATGTGAAGGTTGTGGTGAATCATTTATAACACCTTGGGGGTTAAGAGAAAGATGTTTTTGTTCTGTTGTGTGTTCAAATAAATATAAAAATAATAATTATGGTAGTTTTGAAGAGAAACAGAAAAAAACAAGAAAAGAGCAAATCAAAATATTTAACAACCTGAAATTTGAATTAAAAAGAGCACCTTGGAAGAAAGAA